AAGATGATGCTGATAATATTTATATCTATTATGGCTCACATTTTATTGCTGAAGCTACAGAAATAGTAACACTAAAAGCAACGATAACAGATCACAATATCTATGAAAATATTAAGCAAACTATTATTAAAAGACCTAAGATAATAGAGGTAAATTAACTACCCCTCAAAAGGGAATAACTCGCTGTGTGTTACCATTCATACCCAACCCTAACACTTATACCCAATACATATAATATTATACCCCTATAACAACTAACTAATTATACTAGCATTATAACTATACTTTTATATTTAACTTTAAATTCTATTATTGTTTAAACATAATCCCAGTTATGTACAGTTTATGTTAAGCATATGTACAAACACCTGTACCAATTCTGTTTAAGCTGTGTTGATACAATACTAATATATAAAGATAAATATATATACTAACACTAGTATGCCTGTATACCTTATTGTAATATATCTTATAGCTTTCATTCTTTTGTTTTATGTTAGGCAATAATAAAAATACATCTTTATCCTTCTACAAAAAAGGCCTGTGAAATAAAGCTACATAAACATTAAGACTTAGCGGTGTTACTTTCTATCTATAATCTATTAACAGTAACTATATAAGCATTTAAATAACTTTATATGGCATATAGGTATTATATTTATATGTATATATAACAATCAATAAGCTAGAAGTATTATATATGTATGTATAACCAAGTAGAAGGTTCATTAAATATTTTATTATTTGATTTTTTTTTTTAAAATCCGATGTGGGGGGTAGTCGGCTACTATCTATAGGCATATATCTCTTGTACATCTAACATAATACATTAGGCTTTACATAATATAAAAATATAAAAAAGGCTTTACATAAATTGTTATTTTATATATATGCTATTATATGAGTGATACAAAAAGCAATACAGGTCGCCCAGCTTTTGAAGTAACGGAAGAACTAGAAAGGCAAGTATCATTAGCAGTAGGGTTTGGCCTTAGTCATGTGCAGATAGGTAAGCTAGTAGACTGCGATCCTAAGACACTTAGAAAATATTTTAGAAGAGCTTTAGAAAGCGGCAAAGAAAGATTGACTATGGATATAGGTAGTCAGTTGTATAAGAAAGCAATGAATGGAGATACAATATCTGCAATATTTTTGGCTAAAACCAAAGGCGGTTTTAGAGAGACTGTCGAGCATGAAGGATTACCTAGTAATATAACAGTAAGTTTTAATTTAGATGATAAGAAACCAATTGAAGCTGAAGTAGTAAAGGAGAAACTAACACATGGCTAAAAGAGGATTATATTCTAATATTAACGCAAAAAGAAAACGTATAGCAGCAGGGTCTGGTGAAAAGATGCGTAAAGTAGGAAGTAAAGGTTCACCAGCCAAAGGTATCTTTAAGAAAATTGCAAATAAAATTAAAAAGAAAAAAACAATTAAAAAAAGGAGTACATAATGAATTACGGATATGGTAGCAGTAAAAAAATGACTAAGAAAAAACCTATGAAGAAAAAAACTAAAATAGTTATGACTAAGAAAAAAACAAAAAAGAAGATGGCATAATGAAAGGGGTAAAACATTATAAAAGAGATGGTTCTTTGTTTAAAGGCAATACACATAAAATGCCTAACGGAGATTTACACTCTGGTAAGACACATGGTAAAACCAGTGTTAAATTATTTCACTTTAAAGACTTATCTAAAACAGCAAAGAGTAAAGCTAAAAAGGCATGAGTATAGACTATAGGGGTGAAAGATTTTCTGGTTATAATAAACCAAAAAGAACTCCAAATAAAAATAAAAAATTTGCTGTATTAGCAAGAGCTAATGGACAAACAAAACTCATACGATTTGGCGACCCTAATATGAGAATAAAAAAAAGTAGTCCTGATAGAAGAAAAAGTTTTCGAGCTAGACATAAGTGCGACACATCTCCACCTTCTAAACTAACAGCTCGATACTGGTCGTGTAAGAAATGGTAGCCTGTTCCCTATGCACATAACTATTCCTTACACACCCAGACCACAACAAGCAGACTTACATAAAAATGATAAACGATTTAAGATTTGTGTATCACACAGACGTTGGGGTAAATCTGTGTATGCGATAACAGAAATATTACGTAAAGCATTAGAAATAAAAACAGAAAGAAAAGATGGTAGATACGCATACATTGCTCCGTACTACCGACAGGCAAAAGCTGTGGCTTGGGATTATTTATTATATTATACAAAAAACATTCCTGGTACTAAAGTTAACCAATCCGAACTACGAGTAGATTTAATAAATGGTAGTCGTATACGATTGTATGGTGCAGGAGATGACCCAGATGCCTTGAGAGGAATATTCTTAGATGGTTGTGTAATGGATGAGTATGCAGATATGTCTCCTAGAATGTGGTCAGAAGTTATAAGACCTGCCTTAACCGATAGAAAAGGGTGGGCAATATTTATTGGTACACCAAAAGGTAGAAATCAATTCTGGCAATTATATGAAGATGCTAAACATGAACCTGATTGGCATAGAGCTATCTATCGTGCAAGTGAAACAGGAGTAGTAGACCCTGTAGAATTAGAAGCTGCAAAAAAACAAATGGGTGAAGATGAGTTTATGCAAGAATTTGAGTGTTCATGGGCAGCTGCTATTAAAGGCTCATACTATGGTAATTTAATTATAGAAGCAGAACAAGAAGGACGAATTACAAAAGTAGAAAGAGACCCTAGCTTACCTGTTCATGTAGCATGGGATTTAGGAATATCTGATAGTTGTGCATTATGGTTTTTCCAAGTAACTATGGGCGAGATAAGAATATTTGATTATTATGAAAGTGCAGGAGTGGGATTAGACCACTATGTAAAAGTAATGGATGAGATGCAAATAGAATACTGGGGTGATGATTACCTACCACATGATGCTAAAGTACGAGAACTAGGTACAGGTAGAACTAGAGCAGAAACTTTAATCAATATGGGTAGACGACCTCGTATCGTACCAAACCATAAAGTTGATGATGGAATCAATGCTGTACGATTATTATTGCAAAATTGTTATTTTGATGTTAAGAGATGTGAAAATGGTATTAATGCTTTGAGGAATTATCAAAGAGAATGGGATGATGTTAAAAGAGTATTTAAAAGAAATCCTTTACATAATTGGGCATCACATGGTAGTGATAGTTTTAGGTACTTAGCTATGTCTTATAAAAATATAAAACCAAAAGAAAAAGAACCAGATATTATGAAAGAATTACTGCGTACTCCAACACTAGATGAAATGATGGATATGCACGATAGAGAACAACTTAGAAAACCAGAAAAAAGGATATAATATGCAAGTAGACCCTAGAATGTATGACAGACCCATGACAGAAGAAGAAAAAAGATTAATGATGATTCAAGGGTTAAGGCAAAATAACATGAGTATGGCAAATGCAGAACAAGATATGATGAATGACCCTTCTATGGAAGCAGATAGAACAAGAGGAGTTCCTATGCCTGATAGTATGAACCCTACATTAAGAAATGAACAACCTTATTCACCACCTGTAGAAAGAATAAGTCCTATGGGTAGGCCTATGACCCCACAAGAAATAGATGAAGAAATTATGAGATTACAAATGCTTAAACAGACTATGGGAACTTAATGGCAGAAACTAGAAAAGAAATGGAAGTAGTGCAAGGTACTGCACAATACTGGCAAATGGAATTAGAAAGTGCCGACCAAACTGAAAAAGATTGGAGAGACAGAGGAAGAGCTGTTGTAGCACGTTATAGAGACGATAGAAGTGCAGATAGCTTTGGTGCAGGGTTATATAAGCAGTTTAATATCTTATGGTCTAACACAGAAACCATGAAAGGTGCATTATTTGCTCGTATGCCTAAAGCAGATGTACGCAGAAGATACAATGACAATAATCCTATAACTAGACAAACAGCTATAGTGCTAGAAAGAGCATTACAATACGGAAATGAGGTATATTCAGCAGATAAACCAATAAAAGCTGCATTAGAGGACTATTTACTACCAGGAAGAGGTGTAGTTTGGGTAGTTTATGAACCTATTTTAATGAAAGAAACTATAAAAGTAGAATCTATGGATGAATTTGGCAATATGATAATGATTGACCAAGAAGAAGAAAGAATTGCAGATCAAAGGTGTTATTTTGAGTATGTAAATTGGGAAGATTATAGAGAAAGTCCAGCAAAAAGACCAGAAGATGTATATTGGAAGGCAAGAAGGCACTTACTTACAAGAGATGAGTTAATAGAAAAAGGCTTTAAAAATGCATCCAATATACCCCTAAATTGGTCTCCTGAACCATCAGAAGGCTATTCTGAAGAGTATTCTGAAGTATTTTCTAGGGCGGAAGTATGGGAAATATGGGATAAATACAAAGAAAAACGATATTACATATCAAAGGGTTATAACGAAATACTAGCAGAAGATGATGACCCTTATGGATTAGAAAAATTTTTTCCTTGTCCTGATTCACTAGTAGCAATAAGAACCAATGAAACTAGTGTTCCTATACCAGAATTTACATTATACCAAGATCAAGCAGATGAATTAGATAGAATTACAACTAGAATAAGTAATTTAATAGAAGGATTAAAAAGAAGGGGTATTTATGATGCTTCTGTACCAGAATTATCACATTTAGCAGACGCAGGAGATAATGATTTTGTACCTTCAGAAAATTTTGCACAATTAGCATCAAAAGGTGGGTTAGGTGCAGTATTTCAACAAGAAGATATAGCTCCTATTGCACAAGTTTTAGCTGGTTTATATCAACAAAGAAACCAGGTATTAGACACTATTTACCAAATAACAGGCATATCTGATCTTATCAGAGGTTCTACAAAAGCTAGTGAAACTGCTACAGCTCAGCAATTAAAAGCACAATTTGGTAGTATGCGTATGCGTAGAAAACAATCTGAAATAGCTGAATATATAAGAGATTTATTTAGAATTAAAGCTGAATTGATAGCAGAACATTATGAACCAGAAGTATTAGCAGCTATGACCGCACTTACTATTACACCAGAAATGATGCAAATATTAAGAGATGATAAACTTAGAAGCTACAGTATAGATATAGAATCAGATGCTACAATTTTTACAGATGAAGAAGAAGAGAAAAGAACTAGAATAGAGTTTTTATCTTCATTTGGTAGTTATTTAGAAAGAGCAGTAGGTATTGCAACTAAAGCTCCAGACCTTACCCCATTAGCATTTCAAGCATTAAGATTTTTAATGGGTGCTTGGAAAGTAGGTAGAAATTTTGAAGATGTAATAGATAGAACAGAAGCAACACTAATGCAACAAGCACAGGCAATGAAACAAGCTGGGCCACAACCTACAGAAGGTGAAAGAATAGCAGCACAGAAAATGCAAACAGAAATGGCTAAAGAACAATTAAAACAACAAGGTAAACTAGCAGATATACAATCAAGAGAAAGAACTGTAGGTAATAAAACATCTACAGAAGCACAAGCTAGTCAGGGTAGAATGGATGCAAAGAAAGAACTAGCATTATTACAAAGTGACATGAAAATAGCAGAAAAATTAAGTGAAGAGGCAGTAGATGAGTTACAATAAAAACTATGATAATATCCAATGGGGTAAAAGTAACTATAAGTTTGCTAAAGCAACAAAAAGAACAAAATCACATCAAGTTATGGGTGATATACAAGAATTTGTGTCTCCAATCGACAAGACTGTTATAGGCAGTCGTTCTCAAATAAAAGAACACGAAAGGAAACATAATGTTAGGCAAGTAGGTAACGATTATGTAGGCTCTACAAAACCTAAGTTTTGGGATAATATGATTAACAATAACAAAAGAGGATAATATGACACAAGAAAGCACTCCTAGTCAGGAATCAGCACCTAATACAACACCAGCATCTGCACCAACATTGGAAGCTGTATTAGAAGGTGCTATTAACCAAACTATAGATAAAGAACCTGAAACACCTAGCAATGATACACCAAAGGAAGAAATAGAAAACACTACTATTCCTGATGCTCCTAAACAAGTGGAGACAAATAATTCCGAAGAATCTAATTCTGAATCATTAGATCAGGTAGCTACTGAGAATGAACCAGAAACTCAAGATTCTACAGAAGAACCTTCTGAAAAAGTAGGGAGTGAGGATTCGAAAGAAACACCTCTTGAAGCTCCTAAGAACTGGTCAGAGGACGTAAAAGGCACGTTTAAGGATTTACCTCGTGAAGCACAGGAGTATATGTTAAAACGAGATAAAGAGATGACTGCTGATTACACTAGAAAGACACAAGAAGTAGCTCAACAACGCAAAAGTTATGAATCATTAGATAGAGTTATAGCTCCAATGAGACAGCAAATACAAGCAAGTGGTATAGGAGAAGCAGAATATGTTTCTAGGTTACTTAATGCTGATATTGCCCTCAGAAATAACCCTAAAATGGCCCTCAAACAATTAGCACAAGGTTATGGCATTGATCTTTCATCAATAGAAGAAACTGGGGATTGGAATGAATCTGAACCCCAAATCACCCAATTACAACAACAAAATCAGGCGATACTTGCTGAACTAAATCAGTTCAAACAGCAAAATCTACAATCGGCTAGACAGCAAACAGAAAATCAAATTTCTACTTTTGCACAATCAACTGATGCTAAGGGTAACTTAAAATATCCTCATTTTGAGCAATTAAGAGTTAAAATGGGTAATCTAATAGATGCAGGAGAAGCTAAAGGCTTAGAAGATGCTTATGCTAAATCTGTTCGATTAGATGATAATTTATATAAACAATCTTTAGAATCACAAAGAAAAAATGTAAAAGCAGAAGAAGATGCTAAGAGAAAATCAGCATTAGAAAAGGCTAAAAAAGTTAGACCTAGAAGTGCTGGAACTCCTCCTAGTGGCTCTGTTAAAACTAGCGATTTAGATTCTTTGCTTATGGAATCAATTAGTGGTGCAGGTATAACTAAATGAGTTGTGGGTATAACAATAACTTAATGAGGTAAAAAAATGGCAAGTCCAAATAGTACGTTTACTGAAATAGTTACAACTACTCTTGCAGGATATTCAAAAACTCTTGCAGATAACGTAACTAACAGTAATGCCTTACTTCGTCATATTGATGAAAAAGGCAACAAACAAATCGCCACAGGTAGAACAATTGTGCAGGAATTAGAATACGCAAGTAACTCAACTGCAAAATGGTATAGTGGCTACGAGGTATTAGATACATCTACATCTAATGTATTCACAGCAGCTGAGTTTAATTATAAACAATTAGCTGGTAATGTGGTTATATCAGGTTTAGAACAGGTCGAAAACTCTGGTAAAGAAGCAATCTTTAACTTACTTAAATCAAGAGTAAGAAACTTAGAAAAAACTCTAAAAAATACTATGGCTACTGGCTTATATGCTGATGGCACAGGTACTGATGGAAAAGAACTAGGTGGACTACAGTTGATTGTAGCTGGTACAAACACTAATACAGTTGGTGGTATTAACGCAGGTACTTATACATTCTGGAAAAACCAAGTGTATGATTTTTCAGCAGCAGGTGCAACACCTGGTGCAACTACTATCCAAACAGCTATGAACACACTATGGTTAAGTACAACTAGAGGTGCAGATCACCCTGATGTTATCGTAGCAGACACTAATTACTTTCAATTCTATTGGAGTTCTTTACAGACTAACCAAAGATTTACAAGTGATGATAGTGCTAGTGCTGGATTTATGAACTTAATGTTTATGGATGCACCAGTATACTATGACGACCAATGTCCGAGTGATAAAATGTATATGTTAAACTCAGACTATTTATTCCTTCGTCCAGCTCAAGGTAGAGAATTCTCTCCTTTAGGTGAGAAGGCTTCTGTTAACCAAGATGCTATGGTATTGCCAGTCGTTTGGGCAGGTAATATGACTTGTTCAAATAGAGCAAGACAAGGCATCATACAAGCATAATAAAGGAGAAAAAATTATGGCTTATATTACTGGAATGGACAAAACTGAAGTTAGTGATTCTGCTACTTTCCTAGTCGGTCAAAAAGGCATGGATGCAGCTGGAAACACCTTTAAGTATGTTCAATACGATACTGGTGCTGGAAGTGTAGCAGCAGTAAGTGGACAAGTTGCTTATTACTATGCACCATCAGGTGCTTCAGCAGGTGCTGTAAATGTAGTAACAAGTGATTTATCTGATTCAGCAAATTTAGGTGCTGGTGTTTTACAATCTGCTCCAACAGACGGACAATATTGTTGGATACAGATAGGTGGAACAGCAACTCTATCTGTTGCATTAACAGCAGGTGCAGATGGTCAAGCATTAACACCTGTGGGTTCTTCTGATGGCAAATTAGATTTAAGTGATGCTGTTACAGACCCAATATGTGCATTTGCTATAGATGCTTCAGCTAAAATAATTGCTTGTCAATTTGCAGGTTAAAGCATTATAATCGTGGGGGTGAGATTCCCCCACACAAACAGGAGGTAACATGGGTAATTTAAGAGTAAACATATTTAAGAGTGAAGATGGTAAACAAGATTTAGTAGAGTTTAAACTAATCGGAGACCCTAATACTGTTATATATAAAATGAGTGAAAAAGAAGCACAGGTAAAACAAGAATTTCCTGCTGAATACAACGCATATTATAAAACTAAAAAACCAATACCAAAAGCAACTCCTATAAGTAAATTAAAAACAATTAATAAAAGTAAAATAAAATTCTTTGATTTAGAAGGCATTAGTTCTATAGAACAACTAGCAGACTTATCTGATGGTGCTTGTCATGGACTAGGTAAAGATGTATTAGATTGCAGAAAACAAGCTAGAAATTATTTAGCAAAAGAACATGATATTAAACCACAATTAATAGTAGGTAAAGAATGAGTTTATTAACCATATGCCAAGATGCAGCTAATGAGATAGGAGTACCCTCTCCTTCTACTGTAGTAGGTAGTACTGATACTACTAACATACAATTATTAGCAGCTGCCAATAGAGAAGGTAAAAACCTTGTTGCAGGATATGACTGGCAAACATTAATTAAAGAAGAAGCACATACAACACTTGCAGCAGAATCGCAAGGAGATATGAGTACCATAGCTACTGATTTTTTAAGATTTAGTAACGATACTATGTGGAACAGAACCACAGATAGAAAGTATTACGGACCACTTAACAACGCACAATGGCAAAGACTAAAAGCAAGTGTTAGTAGTGGTATAACAAATTACTTTAGAATAAGAGGTAATGCGTTATTATTTCACCCAGCTCCCCCAGCAGGAGAATCTGTGTTTTTTGAATACATAGGTAAAAACTGGGCGATAACATCTGGCTCAACAGCTAACGCAACTAGCTTTGCAGCAGATGCAAATACAACAGTATTAGACGAAGATTTAATTACACTTGGTGTAATATGGAGATTTTTAAAACAAAAGGGTTTGCCTTATGATAACCAGTTTCAAGAATACAGATTGAAATTATCAGAAAAGCAATCCAAAGATGGTGCGAAGCAAATCATTCGTATGGCAGGACCAAACAGATTATATCTACCTGTTAACGAACCAGAAGGAAACTTCTCACTTTAATTATAAAGGTGAGTTATGACTGAAGAAGAAAAAGAAAGATTAGCTAACGAGCTTAGAAGAGATGCATTGAAAGAAGATATGTTAGATCAGGCTTTTGGTGATAGACCTGAGTTTGGTTCTTTTCAAGATGCTACTAGAAGTTTAATTGATAGTGATTATAACCCAGAAGGAACTGTATTAAGTAGAGCTATGGGTATAACAAAACAACCTGCACAACTTAATATAGACCCTAATAATGTTGGTGGTGGTTTTGGATATGGACAAAGGGATATGAGTATGAGTACAGTTCCTGAAGTAGGAACAAATCCATTTAGAGATGAATTAAATGAAAGGGGTATGTCTCAAGATAGTATGCCTTTACCAAGTGGTGTAGATATGATTTCAGACCCTATTAGAAGTAAAGACATATTAGTAAATAGGTTAAAAGAATTACCATTAAATGTATTAGCAAAAATGTTAGGTATTAGGTAGTGCCTGTTAAAAAAGTAAAAGGTGGTTATAGGTTTGGAACAAAAGGAAAAGTATATAAAACTAAAACAAAGGCTAATAAACAAGCAAAAGCAATATATGCTTCTGGATATAAAAAGAAAACAACATGATTATAGATGAAGAAGAACAAAAACAAATGATAGCTAATACATTAAGAAATAGCCAACCTATAAATAATCAAGCTAGGTCTTTGAAATATGGTGTAGGAAATCAAAACTTACCTAAACCTAAAAATAAATTTTTTACTAATGCTTTAAGATTTGGTACACAATTAGGAAGTGATTTTTTATTAGGAAGCTCCACAGCAGAAGCATTAGGTTATAGACCTGATGTAATAAAAGGTCAAGGATATACACCATCTTATAGAGACCAATTTAATACTACAGTAGATTTATTAAGACAAGGTAAAACTACTGAAGGTTTAGTAAAAGGAGCAGAAACATTATTAACAGGAACTGGAACAGTAGGTGAAGGATTAATGTTAGGTAGTGCAGTAGCAGGGCCATTAGCTCCATTATTATTAGGTGCTGGATTTGTAGTTAAAGGTTTATCAAAAGGTGGCAAACTAATCTTACAAAGTAAAACAGGAAAACAAATATTAGCTAACTTTACTGGAGATAAAACACAAGGTTTTAACGTTACCGATATAGAATTACCTAAAAATGATACATCTCCAGAAATACAAACATTAGAAGATAATATAGATATTCCTACTACTAAAACAGAAGTAAATAATTTTGAACCAATAAATAATACAAATAATATTTTTGTTCCAGAACCAGAATTAATATCTGCTAGATTACCTACCGCTGTAAATAGTAATGAAGATGGCATTAATAATATATTAAATGTAGGTTTAGCAGAAAGTAAAATATTAAAACCTCAATTTGATGCCAATGTAAAAATAATTAGTGAGTATCCAAATTTAAAATTAAATGAAATAACCAATAAAACAACAGATGAAATAGCAGATACTTATGTTAACCATCTTAAAAATAATTTATTATATTTGCATGATAAAGTTCCAGAAAACACTAGAAAAAGATCAAAAAAATGGTATGACGGAGCTAATAAAGTAGCTAATACATGGTCTAAAGAATTTAATATACCAACATCATCTGTAGCAGGAACTATAGCAGCTTTATCACCACAAAAAGATTGGTACATGAATGCTAGTTTAGCTTACAGAGTTTTAGATATTAATAAAAATAAACAAGATTTTATTTTTGATAAAAAAATGATGAGTAAAGCTAAAGAGCTTTATGGTAAACCAGTATTTAAAGAAATGTTAAAAAACATAGATGGTAAAAAACTATCAGAATTAGATTCTTTAGATGCAAAAGCTATATGGACTAGAGTATATGATGAAACATATAATGATAAAAGTTTTAAAGTGTTAACACCAGAAGGAAAATTTGGAAAATTTGTAAAAACAGATAAAGGAGAAAATGCTAAGATTGGTTGGGGTAGTAATCATATGATAAAATCTGCTTTATTATCAATGGATAGTGGAGGAGATGCAAAAAAAATTACTAATCATTTAGGAGACAGACATAAAGTTAGAAGTTTTTATAACAACATTATTTCTCCTAATTCTAAAAATGGAGATGTAACTATAGATACACACGCAGTAGCAGCTGCAACACTACAACCAGTTAGTGGTAATAGCACAACAGTTTATCACAACTTTGGAACATCACCAGAAATAAGAAAAAGACAAAAAGACTGGCAAGGAGCAGCTAAAAATTCTTCTATAAGTGGTAATAAAGGTACATACGGAATTTATGCAGAAGCATACAGAAAGGCAGCTAAAGAAAGAAATATACTGCCTAGAGAAATGCAATCTATTACATGGGAAGCTATAAGAGGTTTATTTACTTCTGGATACAAACAAAACGAGCAGAATGTAGAAAATATAAGTAAATTATGGTATGATTACAGAAATGATAAATTAACATTACAAGAGGTGTTAGATGAAATTGAAAAAAGAGCAGGGGGAATCAACCCTCCAAGCTGGGAATAATGAAACTATTATGTTTATGAAAAAAAATAAAATTCCAGTAACAAGACAAAATTATTTAGATTTAGTATATGGTGGTAATCCTCCAGAAGAATTAGGAGCAGAAGAATTATTAGATATACCAGATTTTAACAAAACTTTAGATGAATCAATAAACGAAGCAATAAATAATAATGGCAATATTTAATCCTACAGGAGAAAGTACATCTCAATCTGCACCTATTGGTGGATTAAACACAAGAGATGCTGTGGACTTGATGCCACAAACTGATGCTATACGATTAGATAATTTCTTTCCTGGTTCTACAGATGTAAGTTTAAGAAAAGGTTATACAAACCATGTAACTGGTTTGCCTAGCACAATACAAAGTTTATTAACATATCAATCTCCTAGTGCTAATAAACTTTTTGCTGCTAGTAGTGGAGAAATTTATGACGTTACATCTGCTGGTGCTATAGGAGCATCATGGGACACTGCATCATGGGACACATCTAGTTGGGCAAGTGTTTCTAATTCTCCAGTTTTAACTGGACTTAGTAATGCTAAATGGGAATCTGTAAACTTTACAACATCAGGAGGTTCATTTTTATTTATAGTAAATGGTGCTGATGCTCCAAGACATTATAATGGTAGTGCATGGGCAACTCCTACTTTAAGTGGAGTAACAGGCTCTACATTAAACAATGTAACAGTATTTAAAGAACGATTATTTTTTATAATAAATGATAGTTTAAGTTTTGGTTATTTACCTATAAATGCAGTAGCAGGAACAGTATCTACATTTCCATTAGGAAGTGTATTTAACTTTGGTGGTAAATTAGTAGCAGCTGGTAGCTTAACAAGAGATGGTGGTTCTGGTTCGGATGACTACATAGCATTTATAACATCAGAAGGTGAAGTAGCTGTGTATCAAGGAACAGACCCAAGTGATGCTAATAAATGGGCTTTAGTTGGTGTATTTAAAATAGCAAGGCCTATTGGTAAAAGATGTGTTGTTAATGTAGGGCCAGAGTTAATTGTTATTACAGAATCTGGTTTTGTGCCATTAACACAAATGTATGCAGAAAATGAAGCTAATTATTCTAAAGCAATATCAGACAAAATAAGTGGCAGTATTATAACAGCAGTAACTAATTTTAAATCTACTTTTGGTTGGGAAGCATTAATTTATCCTAAAGGACAGTTTGGTTTATTTAATATACCTAACGGAGTATCAGGTGAATTTGTGCAATTTGTAGTAAACTTATCCACAGGTGCATGGGGTAGATTTACAGGACAAGATGCGTACTGTTGGGGTTTATTAAATGGTGATTTATATTTTGGTGGTAATACTAAAGTATATAAAGCAGATAGTGGATTTAGTGATGCAGGAGTACAAATACAAGGAAGTGCAAAAACAGCATTTGTTTATTATGGTGGAAGGGGTACATCAAAAAGATTTACAGCTATACGACCTATTGTATCATCAGATGCACAATTACCAGTTAGTATAGGATTTGATGTAGACTTTAATGATGGTACTTCTACTTATACACCATCTAGTGCTACTACTACAGGTTCTGAATGGGATAATACTGCATGGGATGTAGGATTATGGGCAGGAACTATATCTTCTCAATTAGTATGGAGAAGTGTTGCAGATATAGGATGGAACGCAGCAATAAGAATTAAAACTAGTACACAAGCACAAAGTATTAAATGGCATAGTGTAGATATTTATTATGAAAAAGGAGTAGGTTTATGATGCTTACAGACAAAGTATGGAAACTATTAGAACCAGCGACAAGTATTGGAGAAAATCTAACAAAAGAAAATATAGAAAAAGGTATTGATGATGGAACATACCAAATATTTATGGATGAACAAAGTGTAGTTATTACAGCAGATTACAAAGATGCATTACGTATAGGTTTAGCAGGAGGAGAATTAAATAGTTTGAAAAAATTAGAAAAAAAGATTATAACTTATGCAAAAGAAAAAAAATATAAATATGTTGACATTTTAGGAAGAATGGGTTGGGAAAAAGCATTAAAAGGTTATAAAAAACAAGCAGTCTTATTAAGGAAGGAAGTATAATGGCATTTGTAGGAAATTTATTTAAATCTCCATCACCACCACCAGCACCAGATTATGCAGGTGCAGCTGAAGCTCAAGGAGCAGCTAATGTAGAAACAGCTAGGGTAGAAGGTAGAATGAATAGACCTGATGTATTTTCTCCTTATGACCAAACATTAATAACAGATTTAGGTAACGATAGATTTGCACAAACATATAGTTTAGCTCCTGAGTATGAAGATCAAAGACAAAAACAAGTAGGTATTACTGATAAATATTTAGATACAGCTAGTAATTATTTATCAGGTTTGCCACAAGAAACATTTTCATTATCTGGATTATCAGCACAACCAGGTCTTATAGACAGAAGTGGTTTAACTGCGTTACCTACAATGGAAGATATAAATAGTTATGCAACTAGAGTAGAAGGCGATTATTATAATAGAGCATTAGAAAGAATACAACCTTCACAACAACAAGAAGTTATAGATTTACAAACACGATTAATTAACGCAGGTATACCAGAAGGCTCAGTAGCACATAACAATGCACTTGCAGAGCTTAGAATGAGCCATCAAGACACATTAAGAGGTTTAGCTAGTGAATCTATTAGAGAAGGACAAGCACTTGCTGATGCTCAATTACAAAGAGCTACAGGTATGAGAAGTTATCAATTAGGCGAAGGACAAGGATTAGTAGGAGAACAAGAAAGAATTAGAGATAGACAATTAAGTGATTATTTACTAAGTAGAAGTCAACCACTTAGTGAAATTGCTACTTTATCAGGACAAGCAGCTCCTCCTCCTAGTGTAGCTACAACAGGATTAAATGTACCTGCAACAAGTATAGCTCCACCGCCAATCTTTGCAGCTACACAACAACAAGGTGCTTATGATACAAATATATATGGAAATCAAATAGCAGGATATGGAGCTAAAATGAAAGCAGTTGGAGATATAGCTGCTGCTGGAATATCAAAATCAGACAGAAGATTAAAGAAAAATATTAAATACAAATCTAAATCTAAATCTGGATTAAATGTATATGAGTTTGAGTATAATTGGTCACCACAAAAATACACTGGTGTAATGGCACAAGAAGTTAAAAAAGTAAAACCATCAGCAGTATCTGAAAATATCTTTGGACACATGATGGTAGATTATAACCAGTTAGATATAAACATGGAAAGAGTGTAATATGGCAGTAACAAGTAACCCATTTGCTAACAGACAAAGAAATCCATTAGTAGAAGAGTTGTTAAGACAAGCAGCAAGAGATTCACAGGCAGCAATGAGTACCACCGCAGGTCAGTATGCAGCAGAAGCTTATGGTGGTAATTTTCCTATTGGAACTTTAACATCACAAATATTAAAAGGTGTAACAGCAAGATCAAATATAAAAGAAGCAAAAAATTTACAAGCTCAAGAAAATCAAATTGTAGATTTATTAAAACAAAATGCACTAAATGAACAATTACCAGACAATAAATATTTTGATGAAACAGGGCAAGTAAGGCAAATGACTGGTGGCCCAGCAGAAGGTAGTATAGTTAATAATCAAATACAAGTTACACCACAATCAGTACCTTCTAGTGTAGAAGTGGGTAAAGATTCTAGTTTTTTAGATAGGTTTGTAAATGGTGCTATAAATGCTTATAAAATAGAAAATAAAAACCAAGCTATGGCAGATGTTGGGATATCTTCAGATGATTTAGATTTATATAAAAGACAAAAACAGGGAACACTTACACCTGTTACTTTATATAGAGGAGAGGAAGCAGTACCAGTATTAATGAAAACAGATGATAGAGGTAGTTTTGTTAATTATACAGATTTAAAAGGAAATGAATTAACTGATTCGACAGGATTAAGTACTAGTAAATCAGTAGAATCAAGAAGGGACAAGTTTATGAAAGCTTATGTATCAGATTTTACTATTAAATCAAATATAGCAGGTAGAGACTATGATATAGAAGAGGTAGTCAGAACAGCAAATCGTTTAGCAGATGAACTGAATATACCTAAAGATAATATAAATACTACACAAAATGATATAAGTATCATAGAGGATGATTTAGGTTTTGGTGATATTATGGATTCTTTAAATGGTGAATCTAAAACAGATAAACAAAAAGATACTGATGATACTTTAGTAAAACCAAGATTAAGTAAGAAAGAACAAGCAGATATAGAGAAAAAGACAGAAGAAACAAAAGAAAAAAAGAGAAAAAATATACAAATTATATCTACGGATGTAGGTAGTCTTGATTTAACTAGAAGTAAAATAGCAACACTAAAAGATGCTTTACCAAAAATAGAACAATTATATAAACAATTAGAAGATTTAAATATAACAGGTAGAGGTATTTCTGCTAGTGCTTTTATTAACACAAGTGGCCCAGCTGCACAATTAATAGGATTAATAAATACTTTAAAAGGTTCAGTATTTGTGTCCGCAACAGGTAAATTAAAAGAAGCTGGTGGAGGTTCTACAGGAATGGGTTCATTAACAGAAGTAGAAGGAGAAAAAATTCAAGGTTCAGAAGGACAAGTAAAAGTAGATTTAAAAAATCAAACTATAAATACATTAAAAAAAGTATTAAAAGAATTACAAGAAGCAGAAGCTCGTAAATTAAAATATTTACAAAACGCATATGAAGATGAGTATAAACAATATATGGTTCAATAATGGCATTATCTAGTCAAGAAATAAGAAATAGACTAACTGCAATAGAAAAAAATTTAGCAAGTAAATCTATTAGAAACCAACAAGAAGAAGAAATATTAAAAGCTATACAGTCTCAAGATTTTTTTTCTAGTGGTAAAACAGGTCAAATATTACAAGGTTTACAAGAATATGGTATACCAAGTGAAGAAATTACTGCACTATTTGGTAGATCAGATAGATCAAAAATATTATCTGATGCATTAAGATCGCAAAATAAATTACCAGAAGAAGGTAGGGAAGGTTTTTCACCTCCTAGTCAATATGATATAAATTTAGCTTTACAAAGAAAAAACTTAGAAGATTATCAAAAAAGAAATCCTGTAGGTGCTTTTGGTTTACAAGCTATGGGAACTTTAGCACCTGCAATTATTACAGCAGGAAGAGGTTCAGGAACAGCTATTAAAAAAGCAACAGATGTTTTATTTAATCCAAAAACTTACAAAGGTGCAGTTGGAACAGGAGCAGGATTAACAGCTTTAGGAACTTTTATGAGAGGGGAAGATAGTTTTCGTAATAGATTATCTAAAATACCAACCAATGTAGCAGTATCATTGCCTTTTTCTTTTGGAGGTAAATTAGTAAGTGATAAAGCTGGTGAATTACTTAGTAAAATAATAAAACCTAATCCTAATGTTTTAGGTATAAAACAAGCTAGAGATTTAGTAAACGAAGCCTTAGAATTAGATGAGATTACAGCAGCAAAAGCCATAGAAATAGTTATGAAAAAAAATAATTCTGAATTTACTATGGCAGATATAGGAGAAAACACAGAAGCATTATTAGGGGCTTTAAATGCTATTCCTGGTGTAGGTAAAAAAGACGCAGCTAATTTTTTAAGAGCTAGAAACGAAGGTAAAATTAATAGGTTATATCATATATTTGATAATGTTAAAAATGGCCCTTGGATAGATGAATTTAAAGCATTGCAAACAGCAATGAAAAGCAAAGGAAATAAATTATATGGAGAAGCCTATAATCCAAAAAATAAAAATAGTATTTTAAATATAAATACAGGAGTGGATATAAATGGAAAAATTACTTCTATAGCAGAATATATGGGTAGAGATGATTTTGTATCTGCATTTAAAAATGCTCAAAAATTAAATAGAGTAAGACCTATAAGTGGTCTCAAAAAATATAATAATTATACTTTAGATGTTATTAATGGTGTAGCAACCTTAAAAAATGAAAAAGGAAAAGTTGTTAATGAGATACCTACACAATTTTTTCAATTAATAAAAAGAGGATATGACGATTTAATACAATCAGCAAAAAAAGATATGACAGGTACAACAGGCAAAGAATTATTAGGCGGTATAGTAGCTAACAAAAATGAATTATTACAAGTAGTAGATACATTAAATCCTTTATATAAAAAAGCTAGAGATCAATGGGCAGGAGATGCTTCTATTTTAAATGCTATGGATTTAGGTAAGGCTATAAAATCTAATAAATATGAATATTCAGAATTAGAACAAATGGTTAGGACTATGAGTAAATCAGAAAAAGATGCTTTTCGTATTGGTGCTTTAAATTCTTTTATACAACAAATAGAATCAAAAGGAGTTAATAGCAACATAGCACAACAAATAGCTAGAAGCACTAGAGATAGAAAGTTATTAAGATTAGCATGGGGTGGAACAGATGAATCTTTTAATAAATTTTGGGGTAAATTAACTGATGAAATGACTACAGCACAAACAGCTCAATCTGTATTAGGTAATTCTAAAACAGCAGTAAGGCAAACATTTATTAATAAAATACAATCTGGTGATCAACCATATAAACCATCTAGAGAAATAACATCTTTATTAATGGATGCTATATCTATCTCAACTAAAGATGCAGATAAAACTAGACAAAAAGCATTATCTAAAGAAATGGCAAGAATACTATTAGCTACAGGAAAAAGTAAAATAGAAATACAAACTATAAAAAAACAATTACAACAAAAAGCAACTTTAGAAGAATTAATTATAATGTACCCTGAGTTTATAAAAGCAATAGCAAAGTATCCGTTATCTCCAGCATTAGCTGCTTTAGTAGCACAAGACGAAAAAAACAAATTAGGAGAAATACCTAGAGGTGCAACGCAAGGAGTAAAGGAAGTATTAGAACCAATATTTTTTTAAAATAATTTGATTAATAAACTAAAATAAGGTAAAACAAATAAAAGGAGAATAAAAATGGGTTGGTCAGGAGGAACATACACAAGGTCAGATGGAGTATTTACAGGTACATCTATTTGGCAAAATAACAGAGATGCAGGAACAAAGATTGTTGCAGACAGGCACGATACACACGACCAAGATATGGCAACAGGATTAAACCAAGCTATAAACAAAGATGGAAGTAATGCTTTTACAGGTGCAGCTAACTTAGGTAGTCAAAAGATTACAGGATTAGCTGATGGTACAGCACATACAGATGGAGTAAATGCTGGGCAAATACAAGATGGTGGATTAATATTCCAAGCTACAGATAGTGGTAGTGCTAATACTTATGCAATAGCTTTAACACCAGCAGTAACTGGTTATGTAGCAGGACAAGTATTTCATTTTAAAGCAGCCAACGCATCTACAGGAGCATCTACATTAAATGTAAATGCACTTGGTGCAAAAAACATTAAAAAGAAAAATGATCAAGATATAGCTTCTGGAGATATAGAAGCTAATGCAATTGTATCTGTAATATATGATGGTACATCATTTCAAATGACAAGCCAATTAGGTACAGCAGGTGGTTCTATGAGTTCATTTACTCTTACTGGTGATAGTGGTAGCAACCAAACAATATCAGACAGCAATACATTAGATATAGCAGGTGGCACAGGTATAGACACTGTAGTTGGTTCAACTGATACAGTAACAGTAAGTGTAGATAGCACTATTAAAAAAGTAGGAAAAGAAACTATATGGGTTCCAGCAGTTGCTATGTACCCTAATACTACAAATGGGTGTGCTGCTTTAGCACAAACAGAACTAAGTAATGGCCCTGAAATTAAAACATTAGATTTTGATAAAGATTCAGATGAATTTGCACAATTTGCAGTAGCTTTTCCTAAATCATGGAATGAAGGCACAGTAACCTTTCAAGCATTTTTTACAGCAGCTTCTACTAATACAGGAACAACAGCTTTTGTATTAAATGCAGTAGCTTTAGCTGATAATGGTGATTTAAATACAGCATTTGGTACAGCAGTAGGGCCTACAGCAAAAGCCATGAGTGGAACATCAAATGATTTAGCAGTTACAGCAGAAAGTGGTGCAGTAACAATAGCTGGTAGTCCTAGTGTAGATGAGTATGTTTTTTTTCAAATAATGAGAGATGTTTCTGCTGATAGTTTAACAGCAGATGCAAAATTATTAGGAATTAAATTATTCTTTACAACTGATGCAGCAAATGACGCATAAGGTTTAATATGACAAGTTTTGGATATAATGTATTAGGTTTCGGCTCTGGTGGGGTAGTTGCAGGAGCAGCATATAATATTGACACTCTAGTTATTGCTGGTGGAGGTGGAGGAAGTAATTCTTCTGGTGGTAATGGTTGGGGTTCTGGTGGTGGAGGAGCTGGAGGTTTACTTGCAGCAACTTCTTTAGAAGTAAATACAGGAACAGCTTATACTGTTACTGTAGGTGCTGGAGCTGCAAATGCTACAACTAGTGTAAATGGTTCTAACTCAGTTTTTTCAGGTGGTACAGTAGCAACTCAAACTGCAATAGGTGGTGGTGGTTCTGGTGGTAAACAATCAGGTCATCAGTCTGGTAAAGATGGAGGTTCAGGAGGTGGAGGAAACCGAAATGCCTCTAACACTGGTGGTGCTGGAACTTCTGGACAAGGAAATGATGGTGGTTCTCCTCAAAGAAGTTCTTATCAAGATAATGACAGAGGTTCAGGAGGTGGTGGTGCTGGAAGTGTTGGTCAAGATGCTAAAGATGGGGGTCAAGGTGGTACAGGTAGTAATGCTTATTCAGCTTGGGCGACTGCAACATCTTCAGGAGATAATGGATATTATGCTTCAGGAGGTGGTGGAGGTAGAGGAGATGCTGTAGCTGGTGCTACTGCTTCTGACGGAGGTGGTGGTAATGGTGCTGGTACTAGTGGCACTTCAGGTAATACAGGTGCAGATGGTTCAGCAAATACTGGAGGTGGCTCTGGAGGTGGTGGTTCATCACCAGGAGCATCAGGAAATGGTGGGTCTGGTGGCTCTGGTATAGTTATTATTAGATACCAAAGTGGTACACAATTAGGAACAGGAGGCTCAGTAACTTCAAGTGGAGGTTACTATTATCATAAATTTACATCATCAGGGACATTTACAGCATAATGGCACATTTCGCAAAATTAGATGAAAACAATTTAGTATTAGAAGTAATAGTAGTAGCAGATAGTGATGCACCTACTGAAGCAAAAGGACAAACTTTTTTACAAAATTTATATAAAAATACAATAACTTATAAACAAACATCTTATAATACTATTGCTGGTGAACACAAACTAGGTGGTACAGCTTTTAGAAAAAACTATGCTGGTGTTGGTTATACATATGATGCTAGTAAAGATGCTTTCATACCTCCAAAACCTTTTAATAGTTGGACATTAAATGAAGATACTTGTCAATGGGAAGCACCAGTTGCATATCCAGATGATGGAAAAAGTTATGTATGGAAAGAAGATACCCAAACATGGATATTATTTTATGGAAAAGTATTATTTGATGCAAAAAGTACATGAAAAATAAAATAAAAAAAATTTATCAAAAGATTAAAAAAAGATTGTTTGGTAAACTATGTGAATGTAAGCCTAAAAAAAAGGGTAGACCTAGAAAGGATAAGTAATGGCTACAAACTCAGAAGCAAGACAAGCATCTATAAGAGCAGTAACCTCTACAACAGCATTACATAACGAAGATTGGTTAGCTTTATTTGCAGCAAGGTCTATTCCAGCAGGTACATTTAACGAAAGAATGTTAGCTTATATTAATGGTGAGTTAAGTACATCTTACACTGATATAAACCTAGCCTTACAAGCATTTGCTACAGACCAAGATGATTTTAACTTTTCTAGTATGGGGACATTTACACCATGAGCCAACAATCACTAAAACAACAGAGTTGCAGAGATGCTTCAGATACAGAAGGTACATATAATGAAGATTGGATTAAAACCTTTGAAGAAGCAGGTATAACTACAGGTACATTTTCTGAAAGAATGTTACAGTATACAAAAGAACAAGGCTCTGCTTGGGATAATGCACAATGGGATGTATCAAGTTGGAATACAGGCCCATTTATTAATGTTAATCAATCAATGGCACAATTAGGTAAACAAAATGGTACAACAGTTCCCGGTTCTTTATGGAGTAGTCTAGGTACATTTAGTGCCGATTAGGAGGTATTATGGCTTTACAATTTATTACACCTATAGCTAATTTAGCAGGAACATGGTTAAAAGGTAGACAAAAAAAAGCAGAGACTAAACAAAAATTAGAAGTAGCTAAAATAGAAGCACAAGTAAAAAGAATACAAAGTGATGCTAATTGGGAAGAAAAAGCAATGGATGCTTCAGCGGATAGTTGGAAAGATGAGTTATGGACTATTTGCTTTATTTCTATAATTGTTGCTTGTTTCATTCCTGCTTGTCAACCATACTTATCTGATGGTTTTAAATTTTTAAGAGAGGATTGTCCAGATTGGTTGTCATGGGGTATACTTGCAAGTATTGGTGCTAGTTTTGGTTTAAAATCAATAGGACAATTTAAAAAATGAGAGTAGATAAAGGTAAATTAATAGATATGTTAATTCTACATGAAGGATTAGAGTTAAAACCATATCAATGTACAGCAGATAAAACAACAATCGGAGTGGGTAGAAACTTATCTGATGTAGGTATTACAGATGAAGAAGCAAAATTTTTATTATTAAATGATTTGCAAAGAATACAAAAAGAAATAGAACATTGGACATTTATGGAATCATTAGCAGAGCCTAGACAAGCTGTGTTATTAGACATGGTATTTAATATGGGTATTAGTAGGTTTAATGCTAATACATGGGTTAAGACCTTTGCAGCAATACAAGATAAAGATTTTGAGAAAGCTGCAAATGAAATGTTGGAGAGCAAATGGGCCAAACAAGTAGGTCAAAGGGCTATACGATTATCACAAATGATGCGTAAAGGGGTATGGTATGTCGATTGACCCTATGATGATGTGGAACATAATTATAACTGTGGTTTTAGGACCATTTGCATGGGCATTTTCTAAAATGTTTAATGAAGTAAAAAGATTACAAATACTTCTAAACAAAACTAGAGAAGATTTAGGAAAAGAATATGCCACAAAATCCGAGCTTCACAATGAAACAAGAGAGATTAAAGAGCTAGTATTAAGACTAGAAGTTAAACTCGACAGGTTCATTGAGAAGCATAATGGTTGAACCAGTAAGTGCTGTATTAACTGGCTTTAGTTAAAAAATCTGTAGACTTTATTAAGAGCAATATAAGCACAGCACAAGATATTGGTGATATTATTGGTCATGTAGACAAAGCACTTAATGGTCAACAAGAAGTTATAAAAGCCAGAGATAAAGCTAATGTAGACCACTTTGCAGTAGAAAATGTGGCAAAGGAAGTGATTGATGCTAAATTAGCACAAGAGCATCTCTATGAAATGAAACAATTAATCAACCTTCGCTTTGGTCATGGAACTTGGGAGTTTATCTTAGAAGAACGCAAGAAACGTATTGATGCAAAAAAAAAAA